TTTAGCTTTTGATTTAACATTATATGCATCAACAGCCTCTGCGATTGTGAAGTTGTACATCTTATTGTACTCACCCATTGGTAATCTTAAACCAATCCACACTCTATAATAACCATTTTTAGTCATTGTTACGTCTTTAGCAAAGATTTCGTAACCTCTAACAGGTGTGTTTTTAATTAAGTTTACAATAGTTGATTCTACTTCTGACACAGTAGTTTTATTGTGTTGTTTACCTAACTCTGTGATAAAGATTTTAGATGATTTGTTCATTTCACCTTTAACCTTATCAGCAAGTTCTGATTTAGCAACCATCATACCTTTTTCAATGGCCAATTGTAAATCAGGCGAAACAGCTGTACTTACACCAAAGATACACATTTTATCTTTGTCTTTACCAAATCTTGGCGTATTACAAGCCTTCTTTTTAGAAAAGTCATTTACATACCATTTAGGTACCTCTTTAAGAGTATTTGACTTCTCTGACTTAATCTTATAGTTAGTACCAGCACAATTGGCTAACATAAGACCTAGGGCTAGTGAGCCCACTATTTTCACATATTTGTTCATTATATTTTTACCTCACTTTTGATAGTATATACCAATTCTTGTAATTTGTCAAGTCCAAGCGCAATATAGTCTAAAAACTCAGCCCCTGTCATTCCTGTAACAATTACAACAACTAGTGAGATTATGATTAAGTTTTTAATCATTTAACCTCCCATTCGCCATTAATAGATAAACATACTTTCCCTGGCGATTTGAAAGCGTGTTTTTTCCGATCATACTTTCGGCAGTATTTCGGAGTATTAGTATTTGCATAGTAAAATTCTGCGAATAGTTGCCAATATGTTGGCGCATCTACTCTAGTTCTACCATCTGCACACTCCAAAATTTCTTCCTTTATAAGTTGATTATCACTCTCTTTGATAACAACTTTAACGTAGCAATACTGATTTGCTGCGTCTTTAGGTTTTACCTCTGTAATCTTATTCCAATACGTCTTATCACCATCTTTTTCTATTTGTTCAATTTTATCTAAAACTTTTATTACTTTTGGTTCATTGTATGGTTCTATGTCTGATCTTTCTATAACTTTATTAACTGGATATATTTTACCAGATAAGTCACCATTCTCATTACCAAATACATATGAACACATTAGAATTAATGCAATTGTAATAAACATAAATCTAATCGGTGTTCTAGGATCAAACGGCATCATATTAGTTTCCTTTCCATTCTACCCATCTGCCATCAGGCATCTGACAAGTAATTCCAAAAATTGTATTTCTATTTACACCACCAACCCCTACAAGTGGCCATCTGTTTGTAATATCAACAGTTGCACTATAATCTTTACATTTGATCGGACCTTTAGTGTATGATCTAGTTGTATGTATTATACCACTATTTCCAGTCTTTGAATTAAACCAATTTGTATAACTAGAGCCAACAGGACCGTGATTTAAATGATCTATGAAAGCTGCGTTATGTGTATCGTAATCTGAATTATACATAATCTCTGCACCAGCGAATGCGCCAGTAACTGCACACGCAGCGATGGCATAAGGATTTTCTATACCTTGAGCCACACATGCGCCAGTTGTAGTAGTCGCACCTAGTGTGGCACCAACATTACTTCTAGTCGCTGTACAGTTAGTTAATAATAAACTAACTAGTAAAATCCATATTATTCTGTCTAATCTCATTACAAATTTTCTCACTGTCAACACTTTTTACAATATAATAGTCTTCGTTATTATCTACAACGAATCTATTGTAGTTTTGTTTCTGCCAGAAAGTATGTGCTCTGGCAGTAACTGGTCTAAAATAATGTGTACCGTCATTAGGACTTGTACAAACAAAATCACCGTGTACCATTATTCAGCCTCACTTTTAAAGATTTGATTCCAAGGCCATTTTGTTTTCGCCTCAGCCCAACCTTGTTTTTGATACTCTTTTGTTTTTTCCCACTCTGATTTACCCCAACTAGATACTGTTTGTGGTAGTTGTTTAACATCATTAGCAATATCTGTTAAAGTTTTGGGTTCGTCACTTTTAGCCATTGTCATTGTCATTAAGACAGCAATGGTTATCATCATCATTGTTCTCATATTTTCTTACCCATAGTTTTAAAGTCCTTTGCGTCAACGATCATATAAGGACCTTTGTTATACGCCACACTAATTGTTTTACCAGCGGGTATTTGTGTAGCATACTGTTTTTTTAACGCCACGCCAGCAATATTATCACTTGTAGGAACTGATGGCCTACACGATAAATCAGGTAAATCAAAACCTTCAAAAGAATTGTTTATCTTACCACTATCAATATCAATATCAACCCCTAAAGATTTAATGTATTGATTGTGTTTCTTCTGTAGGTTTTTTATCTTCTGTTTTTTTGTCAACATAATTATATTCAGCGTCTTCTTGCGATTTCTTTTCTGCGTATGTCACACCAAACACTCTTTTATAAAAAGCGTCAATAGGTTTTGGTGCGGACCAGTCGTCAATTAAATTTTGAAGTTGATCTGTTGTGATAGCGACATTATTGAATAACTTTGGATTTTTGATTAAATCTTCTTTAAGTGTTTTTAAGTAAGATATTCTATTTGTAAATACTTCTTTTTTCTTACTCTGATCTTTTTTAGTTTGTTCTTTAAACTCTTTAAATAATAGTTCTTTTGTGTACATCATATAGTTGTCCTTTGGTTATTTGTTAATAATGTATTAATAGTATCAGGTTTTGATTTATTTGTCAACCCTCTAAAAATCGTTGATTTTACTAGATTTTCCACCGCTGAGCGACCGCTGAGCGAGCAAATCGTACCCGAGTCTATACTACATACCCCCCTAATTCTTACCATTTTTATCTTTCTTTACAACTTTAAGTTGTTTAATTATTTCATTTAAATTACTCTTTATATCTTTACATCTTTCTAACATTCTTTCTGTAGTAGATTTCATTCTATCTGTAAGATAAAATAGATATACCAAATAACCCATTATAATAATACTAAACATTAATAACATCATATCCATATTAAACTCCTAACGCTCTAATTATTGATTCTTCACTAGTTGGTAATGGTTTTCCACTCTTAATATAGTCTTCCATTTGTTCAAAATAAAATGCCTCATCTTCTTTACCTGCATCTTTTAACACTTTAGCCGCAGTCTTAAAAAATTTAAAGACTTGCATATCACCATTACGGTCTAACTTCTTTTCAAACTTACCTGGTCTTTGATTGCTCATTTTTAAATATACTCCTATCATTTATACCTGTACTCATTTCACCCAACTTGTCGTCTCTACAAGCAAAGATCAAAACCTTTTTACCACTATGATATAGTTCTTTCCATCGGTTCACAGCTTCTCTATACGTCTTAAAATAATGTCTTTTCCAATTTGATCTACCTTGATACTCATTGATTTTAAAATACTCTATCTTTTCAAGCACATATTCTTCTCTGCTATTTCTTAAAGCTTTAGGACCCCAAGGCATTATATACTAATCTTTGACCACTTACTATCGCTGCCAAAGTTTCCTTTTACAAAAAAATCAAATCCAACTGCTACTCTATCCTCATCTGACAAGTTTGGTAAAGTGTGATGAGATAACCAACCTGGAAACATCACAATATCACCTGTACCTACAGCGTGAGTATAATTAGTTGAATTGTAAATATTATAGTTTTTTATATCATACTCAAAATTAAAACCTTCTTCTAACATACTTCTACCACAATCTAATATTAGTTCACCACCTTTATTTCTATCAGCTTGTAAATACATCACACCACCAAATAAACTATTTCTATGCATATGATAGTGGTGTCTTTCATTTTTAGGTGTCATAGTTGACCAACTTTGAGTTAAATAATAATTAATATCAATTTCTAATATTTCTTTTACATAGTGATCTGCGTAATGTAAAGCCAAATTTTTTAGTCTCTTTAATTCTTCGTGTTCAAAAATATATGAGTCAACTGTTCCTTTAGTTTGACTATTTGATGGTAAACTAACTTTACCATCTTTATAAGTTTCTGTTTTACTATCTAAAATTTTTAAAGGTAATGATTTAATATAATCTATTTCTGATTGTTGTGGTTTAAAAACTTCAGTATGCCAAACAATAGGTAATGCTTTTAAATTAGTAACAATCATTAGTAATTAAATAAACCCCACATATAAATTATAAAGATTGCTGGAACACAAATTGATAATGGCCAAAAATCAAAAAACTCTTTCCAAACATTAATTTTAGGTTTTCTCATTTGTCTTTTAATGTCTCTCTTTACTTCCATAACTAACTCATAGATAGGATCACCTTTTCTATGTGCACTTAAATCCATTTGTGTCAACATATCAAGTTGACCAATAGCATTTTGTATAGTTTTCTTTTTTAGATTAACATTAACTGTTTTCACTATTTACCTCTTGCGTTCTCTGCTTCAAGTTGAATTGATACATCAACATCTGATTCTTCTTTAGTTCCATAATCAATACCAAAGTCACCAGATGGTTCTTCATTCTCTACTAATTTAATTTTAGTTAGTTGGTGTGGCTCATCTTCTGCTGCCCAAGTATCAATATGTATATCTTCTGCTTCAACCGCTTCTTCTAAAGTTTGGTTGTAAGTATCGGTATCATATTTTACTTTACCAAGATATTGTGTAGTATCTGAATCTGTGTAGTTGGCATCAACAACATATGTCTCTACGCCATCACTTGCATCAACAATGTCTTTATTGATTGCACTGTGTTTTATACCACCGTGATCTAAAAACATTTTATCTGCCTCGTCTTTATCTTTTGCCAATACGTCTTGTTCAACAACAAGTGTATAGTATGTTTTCTTTCTGTATAAGTTTTTACCTACATCATCTTTGAAGTAAGTAACATCTGTTTGTAGTTTACTCATTAGTGTCCTCCTTATTGTTATCTTCACTACTCATTAATAAAATTACATAGTGGATTGCTTTAAGTAAATCTTTTCTATTCTTACCGTTCTTTTTACCATATCTTGCAAGATACTTAATTGCATTGGCTTGACAGAAGTCTTTATCAATACCAAGGTGTCTTAACATATCTTGTACTTGAAAACCATCTTTGGTTGTACTATAATGTTCTGTATAAGTGCCAGATACATAATCTGATATTTCTTTAATTATTTTATCTTCGTTGTATTTCACTAACTTACCTTTCTAAAAGCATATTTTGTATCTTTAATATGTCTTTTTGTTTTTTCTTTATCAAAATCTTTTCTTAATGATTGTCTAGCATACTTCTGACCATAGTCATTAAATAAATTTTTATCACCAGCAGCAGTATCACCAAACACATCTTCGTAAGTTTCGTAATATTTCTTTTCACTAATTAATTCTACTTTTGAACACTTAGCATAATTAGTAGCTGTTTCTTTGTAGTTCCAATCTAAAAACTTAACAATCTTTAATTTTACTTTATCTGTAAAATACTTTTTGAATTTCATTGGTACATTTCTATACACTGTTTCGTATGCATAGAAAAAATCACCCTCGTGCTCTGGGTCCATATATTCTCTTAAATAACAAACGTTAAAAGTTTTATCTTCTTTTGGCATATTGTTTAATAATTCTTCTTCAGCAAATTCTGACCACACACCATTCATTATGCAGCCTCCATATCAATTACTTCATCAATATTATCTTCGTCAATATTAATAAGGTTTAAATTATCTAATTTCATTATTTCAACTTTTGCGTTATCTTTAGTTATAACATTATTTTTTACTTTTGTCAATATGTCATCAACTTTTTTTTCTACTTCGTCTGTGTAGTATTGTTTAACTTTACTCATAATATACTCCTTTGTGTTAATATAGTATTATAATATCAGGATTAACTATAAAGTCAAGGCCTAATTTGCGTTGATTTTACTAGGGTTTTTGAGTAAATGTTCTTATTTTGTTCTTATTTTAGACACATTTATGTCTATTTCCATAGCGATTTGACCCATTCCTGTGTAGATTCGGCAGGATTTGGATTGCCGTGGAACACACAAACCTTAGCATTTGGGTCTTGTTCGTATGTCATCTTTTCAATATGGTATCGTTTACCTTGTCTATCTAACCATTTATATGATTGTGTCCACTCATCAGGAAATGAGATTGTGTCTTTGTGTTTTTTTATCAACGCAGATATGATTTCTTGGTCACCATGCATTTTACTAAATTCACTACGTCTTTTTAGATAATCGTCCCATATGATTTTACTATGATATTGATTGTTAAATCTCATAATACTAGAATTGAATAAACCTGTTGTAGGATTAAAATCATTCATACCTACAAAGTTTTTACTTTCACCTATTGTGGCAAAACAATCTATATTCTTCATAATCACCACATCTAAATCCATATATAAAGTATCACCCTCTAATTCACTTTGAGGACTAAACAATTGAAGTTTATTAAACCAACCTTGGAAATCGTGTCTTTTAAATTGTCTAAATTCTATATTAGTTAATTTAAACTCTTTTCTTCTATGAATAATTGTATTGTCTGTAAAACAAATAAATTTATGAGGTATGGTTAAGTTTCTCTCAACCATATTGTATAGATTTTTTACATATGGAAAAGTATATTTGTCGCCATAATATACACAAGCAAAGTTAAGCATTTAATACCTCATACGCCAAACCATCTTCTATCTCTTGTAGTGTAAATTGATTATTGGCAACTGTTCTTAACCACACATTCATATCTTCTCTAGCTGGCATTCTACGCTCATTTATACTTTCTAAACGACCTGATACACTATAACAAACATTACTACTATGTGTGACCACAGGCACTTTATTTAACACAGCATCAACTGCTGCTAAACTCATATTAGTTACTAACGCATAACAATCTTTTAGTTCATCTTTTATATCTGTACCCCACCATTCGTTATTAGGTCTTGGTTTGTTTCTCATTCTTATAAGTCTATCAGAATAACATCTTATTTCTTCACCAGCTTGTTTTATCCAATCTTCTTGCGATAACCCGTGCATATAGATACAAACAGTTTGTGATGATGGCGCTAGTAATATATGGTTACAATCACCAGTATTCCAGCCTTTAAACTCTGCATCTATGCCTTGATGTAATAATTTTCTATGACGTGACCCATCACCTGGTTTACCACTAGTCATATGCATATTACCTTTTACTATTCTAAAGTAAGTCTTATCGTAATCGTTTATGACTGGTGTAGGGTATCTAGTGATTTGTTCTGTAATATAACCTACATCAACATACCACCATTCCTCACCACTTTGTTTTACTTCGTCTATTTCTTTTAGATTGTTTGAGCCAAGACCCCAAAAAAAGTGTATCTTCTCTTTTCTATCTTTCCAACCTTTTTTAATAGCTGGAAATAATTGATTAGATAAACATTGGTTCCACGCAATATCGTGTGTTATAATCATATTGTAAATAAAAAATCGCCATCCGTTATTTCTGGTATCTTTGTTGCCTCAATACCTTCTTCAATTGTTCTTACTGGTTTTAAACCTTGTCCTTTGTGATTATAGAAACATCTATAACCTCTGCTAAAGAAAAAATCAAACGTTGTATTTACAGGATACTTATTAAACTTCTCATATACTTCAACCATACAAGTAGGTCTATATTCTTTTATGGTATCACTAGCGCCATTTAATACATCTAACTCAACACCTTCTACATCTACTTTAATAAACCCTACGTCAACTAGTTTTAAACTATCTATTGTAACAGTTTCAACTTCTATTTTTTGACCATTTACTAAATTTTGAAAACTTGAATTAGACAATCTTTTATCATCTACATAGAAATCTGACACACCTTCAAAATCACTTACAGCAAAATTATGAGTTATGACATTACTATATTTTTCTTTTATTTTAATTAGTTGTTCATAGACAGGTTTTACAGCTTCAAAACAAATAACAGATTTAGAGTGTTGAGCAAAGTGACTAGCATACATACCAGTTGCTGCACCTACATCTATTGTATTTTTAAATCTATTCAGATAAGGTGTTGTTTGCCCTATCATAAAATCTTTTAAATGTAAGTCTAATATTTGTTGTTTAAATACTCTTTTACTTAATACGTTATCGCTTAATTTCATTTCATTAATATTTGTAAAGCAATTCTGATACCTGATTTACAAATTCCTCCTCTATGCATACCAGCAGGATCAAATACACATAAGTTTCCTTTATCACTAGTAAATAATTTTTCTTGTTCTAATATTTTATTTTGTTGTTCTGTACCATCTAATAATACTCTACCAAAGTTATGTGATATTCTTAATTGTTTTGGTAATTGAAAAACAACAGCTCTACTCTCTGGTGTATGACAATAAC